TTCAGACTTCGAAAGAAGTCTGGAACTGGGTCACATCGAGCCCAAGTTCTTCTTATCTTTTAAGAAGAACGGACTAATCCCGAAATTTCTCTCAGGTATAGTCCGACTTGTGTTTGACGGAGATGGTAAACTCCTTAACGAACCAAATATAACAGCTATTTTCTACGTTCGACAGATTTGTCGCATGTGGAAGAAGATTGAGCTCCCCTGTTCAGAGGAGCGGAATCTTGCTGCTATTAATGGCTATATTAAGGTTGAACAAGATCTATCCATGCTTAATTTCGCAGATGAAAACCAAGATCATTTCTATGACTTTGGCAAAATCTCCGATATTATCTGGAGCGATGTTCTGGCCTCTGTAGAGAAATCTATAGCTGCCTTTCATCACATTCCTAAACATGGCCCTGGTGCGACTGCAACCAAAGTACTTCCTAATCAGAAGTACTCTTGGAAACAGTGGCACGAAAGGCTTGAACCCTATTTCCCTTCAGATTCTTTCTGCTATTCTAGCAGTGAGATCTTCTTGGAAGAGAGTTCAAAGATAGATTTTGTGATCCCGGAGCGTGAACAACCCGTTAGGGTTGTTTTTGTTCCTAAGACGCTTAAGACTCCGCGTGTGATAGGCATCGAGCCTGTTTGTATGCAATATACACAACAGTCCCTCTTATCTATCATAGTACCTTGCCTAGAGAAGCATCACAAGACTATTGGTCATGTGAATTTTCAAAAGCAGAGTATTAACGCTCAACTTGCTCTCAAGAGTTCCCATGATGGCCTTTTGGCTACCATGGATCTCAGCGAGGCCAGTGATCGAGTTCTTAACGCATTGGTCGAACGTATGCTCGCTAGTGTCCCCTTAGTTAGGGATGCTATTCAGGCATGTCGCTCTACCTCCGCGACTCTTCCAACTGGACAAACTATCCAGCTGGTTAAGTTTGCTTCTATGGGATCGGCCTTGTGTTTCCCGATCGAGAGTATGGTGTTTTACACCATACTTATCGCTAGGGAGATACGTAGGCTACGTTTACCCTTGAAGTCGCGTTCCATTGACATCGTCAAGAAGAACGTGTATGTCTACGGTGATGATTTAATTCTTCCCGTAGACGGGGTGTTATCTGCCACTCTTGGCCTTCAGGCCTTAGGCCTGAAAGTCAACTCCAATAAGACCTTCTCAACTGGAAAGTTCAGAGAGTCTTGTGGGATGGATGCATACGATGGGGAAGACGTTACTACTGTCTTCTTACGCCGCCTGCCTCCTAGTGGTAGACGCGATGTTCGTAGCGTTGTCTCACTAGTGGCGATGTCAAACCTCTGTGTTGATAAGCACATGTTTCACACCGCCATGGGCATAAAGGATCTCATTACCAAACTTGGTTTTGATATTCCATATGCTAATGAGAATGCTGCATACGTTGGATATAAGTGGGGTTTCCCCGCTACTATCCACCGTCGGAATGTTGATCTTCAAAGGCCCGAAGTTAAGGCCTTTGTTCTCGTTCCGCGGAAGCAGTATGACCAAATAACAGGTCATTCTGCTCTGATGAAATGGTTTCTTCAGGGTTTAAATCCTGA